TTAAATTATTACTTAGTATATCAACATTTATTGGATTTATTTATGGCTATAATACACAGAGCCGTTTAACACATTAATATTAATAAAGCTTCAGACATTTATACATATATAGATAATTTAAATATTAATATTTAATTTATTAATATTTAATATTTTTTTTTATTTAAGAAGAAAAAAACCATTTAAGTGAGAAATATGGAGGGAAAATTTTAAGACTATCATCTGCTCTAAGATTAGGTCCAGCCTTAACCATATTTTCAATATCAATTCCAGAAAGAGCATAACTATGATATCTTAAATTAGATAATAAACCAGAAAATCCACTATTCATATTAACAAAAACATCTCCATAGTTTTGTTTAGGAACAGACCTAAATTCATGTCTATTTACTATTGTACCATTAATGTATGTATCCATATGTTTACCTCTGCATCGCATATTAACTAAAATCCACTTATTTAATGGAATATCATCTATTTCTACTTCTTCTATTACATTATTAAAAGTATTCATTACAATAATCAATGCATTTTTGGTCTCGTGAATATATAATCCAGGAGCATTGTTTGGGAAAGCCATATCAGTTACATTAACACCATCAAAACTTTTTTTATCACCAATATTAGCAGGAGAACCCTTATGAAAAATATGTTTTCTTTGTCCATTTTTATATACTAAATCATCAATAAATAACCAGACAGACCATGTAAACTCTAAACCTTCTCTTTCATTAACTGATCTTATAACTGGTTTTGAACCCTTTACACGAGGATCTTGATGAACTTTCACTAACTTTTTTGCATTTTTTAAACCATTAATCAAAATTGGATTTTTTTCAGATGAATTTAAATATCCTAAAATAATTGAACCTATTCTTAATGCATACACAAAAAGAATTAAAACTAAAATAAAGAAACAAACCTTTGCTACAAGCGTATTTGAATACAAAAAGTCGGTTGTTCCAGAAACAACTTTATTATTCCTAAATTTAGAGAACAAGCCACCTGCTTTATTTCTTGCTCCGGCAACGGCTCCTCCTAAATCTGACAAAGGACTATTATAATTACTTGCAAAACTCCCGTAAGACATACTTATATATTATAAATAATATAATTAGATTTCAAAACCGGTAATTTCTTCATTATCTTTCATAAATGACATTTTCAACTTATATTTATTAAGTAAATCTGTTAATGCATTACCTCCTGGACCTTCACGATAAATTTCATAGGCTTCTCTAGGACTAATTGTTCTTGAGAAATATCTAAATTTAGATGTTGCTCCTGAAAATCCTCCATCAGGAGTTAATTCAATATCTGCGTTTTTATCCATCTTAGGAACTCCACTTAATACATGAGTATTAACTAATTTACCATCAATATAAGTATCAACTGTTCTATTATTTGTAGCAATAATAATACTACACCATTTTTGAATAGGGATATTTTGTACTGACCAATTATCAACATTGCCTGTGGCTGATGTATCTGTAAATGTTGTTAAAGAAATATCTAAATCATTTGTTGAAGGTGCTAAAGAAACACTTGGAGAAAGTGTGTTACTTTTAGAATTTGCTCTCCTAAATATAACTTTAGGTTTACTGTATCGATATTGCCAATTATCAACATATATCCATACTGAAAAGGTAAAATCCACTGAAGCAGGATTTCCCGGAAGAGTGTTTGCCTTAATTGGATCTCTTATTTTTGCATTTCCTCCCATTGATAAACTTTGATTGGTATTATCTGAAAAAACATATTTCCATACAAGATAAAGTATGACAATAACAATAACTCCTAAAAGAATTGTTTGAAAATTCATAATATAATATTAAGTTAGAAATTTATCTAAACAACTGGTGGATTATTATTTTTTAAAAACATATAATTTGCATTAATTCTTTCTTTACTCATTGCATTTGGGAAATACAATACATTACAAACACCACCTCCTATACCATTATCTTCTCCTACACTTATATTATCTAAACTCATGTAAGGTAAAACATTTCTAATTGATGCCACTAATTTAGAGTTTATAAATATATCTAATATACCTCCGTCATAGTTTACTACTACATTATTCCACCTTTGTAATGGAAATTCATCTATTTTATAAACTACTGGTTGTTTGTTTTTTCCGTTATTCATTGTTATTTTTAATGAATTATCTAATCCATTATATGATATATTTGGTTTTCCTCCATAATCTAAAATAGTTGTATGTTTTTTATATTGTTCACCATAGTTGGGGGGCTGAGCCCTTATAAAAAACCATGCACTAATTCCATAATTATAATTATATTCAATATCATATCCATCTGATTTTAATTCTTGGTGATTACCTAAATACTTTTTGTTTTTTAAATAAACAGGTTCTCTTAATAAAATCTTTGCCTTTTGTATTTTTTTAATTTGATAACGTTTTTTATTTAATTCTTCTAAATATGCTTCTGTTTCTTTAATATTATGCTCTAAATCAAATATCTCTCCAGAATTTTCTTGTATTAATCTTATAGTTTCATTAATTGCCTCTTTGCAATCATCCTTGTCTTTAATTTCATTATTATTATCACACATATCATTTGTAACATAACCATAATTAATTAAAAACAATACTAATTCTTCTTTATTAGCAGGATTATTTAAATTTCTTCTTTTAATTTCTTTCCATCCATCTTCTGGAATTCTTTTACCTTTTTCTGAATGAGAATTTTTTTTTAAAGATTTTAATCTTTGTTTCATTTGTTCTAATGATTTTTCTGCATCATTTATTTTATTTTTAATAATAATTTGCTTATCATCTTTATTTCTTGTAGTTGTATATAAATATTTTGTAAATATTGGAACAACAATTAATAATGTAATTAATATAACTTCAAATGCAAAAATAAAGTAAACTGTTGTTGGAGTATGTCTAAACTCATTATATAAAAATTTAACTAAATCAAAAAATATACAAGGAATAATAAAAACAGCATAAAACAAAACATTAATAATTGGATATTTCGATAAAATATTTTTAAATTTTATAGAACCCGTTAATTGTTTATAAACTACAAACAATCCAGAAAGTAAAGCACCTATCATTATCATAACAGAACCAGAATAGTTAAATAACATATTTTTACTTACTAAAAATGCAAAAGCAGCCAATATACCCATAGCAACACCGACCGCAATTAATATGTATAAATATCTAGAGGAATGTTTATATAACCAACTATCTTTATCTAAATTATTACCTGTAGATGGATAACTTTGTGATAAATTTTTTGAAAACTTTGTAAAAAATAAAGCTAAACAAATAAATCCTACACCAACCAAAAGATAATTTAAAATATAAGAAAAGTCTGCAAATGAAAATTTTTCATTATTACTTGTAATATAAGGCCATTCAGGATAACCATTATTAGCAATATAATAAACTACATAAGAAAATAAAGCAAAAAAGACAATTACTAAACTAAATTGTTTATTATTTGCTGAACTATCCCATGCTCCCCATTTTGAATAACCTAGATTTTCTCGTTTACTAGGGAAAATAGGAAAAACAAACCATAATAATTGAATTATCCACTTTAAAGGAACAAGTATTAATGTACTAATAATATACTTAATAATATCGAATGTTCTTACATAGCCATCTGGCAAAGAACCTTCTTCACGATAATGATAAATACCATAACCAATAATAAAAAGTATAGTTAAAATAAATAAAACTAGTGGAGTATAAACAATTGCAGATGTAACACCTTTTAATACTGTACTCATTTATATTTTATTAACATTAAATAAAATATAATTATCTATAAAACTTAATCAAAAATATAATCAAAAATATAATTAAAACACTAACTTTAAACTAAATAAATTTACAAATTATTCATAGATGTTTTATTAGCATGACAATTATTACATAAAGCTGCTAAATTAGAAACATCATTTGTACCACCAAATTGTAAATCTATTTTATGATCAACCTGAAATGTATGTGTAAGTTGTTGATTACACATATTACATTTCCATCCTTGTTGTGCAGCAACATACTTTTTTTTTGTTTCACTTACACTTCTTTTTACTTTTGGTTGTGCAAACTGAAAACCCTGTGGTTGACGAATAGTATATGATACATTAGACTGTTGTCCTAATTGGTTTACTTTTTCTCTGGCACTTGTAAAATCAAATAAAGGAGTTAACATATCTCTTGTATTATTATCTACTGGCATAAATTTAATAAGATCTGTTGCATGTTTTACTAAATTCTTTGTTTCATTAGGATTTTTATTTACAAACAAATAAATACTTAAACCAACAAATGCAAATGTAGCCATTCTGTAATATTTTTTTCCTTTCATTATATATTCAGTAAATTTTCCATCATAATACGTATTTGCTACTAAAAATGCGGTAATAACAAATATCAAAAAATTTATTTTCATATATATTTAATAATATATATAAAACTTAATAATATATACAAAACTTAGTTATAATTTATATAATTTATATAATTTATATAATTTAAGCCTTTTTGTAGATCATACCTAAACGGTTGTGTTTTCTTCCCTTGTAGGTTTTTCCTTTGTACTTAAAAGAAGCTAATCCCTTCTTTTTAGCATTCAACATAAGTTTGAAAAATCCATTAAGACCTCTCTTTTTGCCCTTCTTGCGAGTTCTTCTCTTTTTACGTGTTTTTCTAGATTTCTTACCTTTTCTTCTGCGACGTCTTCCTCCGAGAAGAGAACCAACTTCTGCTTCTCCAGCAGCAGCAACCTCGGGAGCCTGTTCCTCAGCATCAGGGGCAGGTTCAGCATTACCACCTCTCTGTCTTTTACGTCTTCTAGAACGTGATCTTTTACGTGTTTTTCTAGCCATTATATATTTCTACTATATTTTTATTTTAACGAACGAATTTCCTAAACTTTATTTTCTATAAAAATAAAGAACCCCTAAAACTAAAACTATAATAATTCCACCTTCAATATATTTTTTTCTTGTTTTTAAAAATTCTTTATTTTTCATTTCTTTTGGTTTATATTCTTCATAATAATTTTCTAAATCTTCATAAAAATTTGTTTCTTTTTTTTTTAATTGAATATTAATTTTATTAAATATAAAGTGTATCCATTTCATAAACGACATGCGTGAACTTAAATACGGTGTTACAGGATATTTGTCTAAAAGTTCTAAAAAATTATTACCAATGGGGCTCATTGGAATAAAAACTGGTAGATTTTGAATAAAATCATAATACTTTTTAATACTCACATCATTTGGGTGCTTTGGATATGTAATTGCCATAGTTTGCAATGTGAATTTTAAATGCGGAAGCCAAACATTGTGGTTCAAACCCATTATATAGGAAATGATATAAAAACATAACGATTTTAACATATATATTATGATAAAATCTCGTGACAGTTATGAATTAACACATTATTGCAATAATTGTGGAAAAAAAGGACATACATATAATCAATGCTCTAAACCAATTACAAGCATAGGTATTATTGTATTAACTAAATCATATGATATAATTAAATATTTAATGATATGTAGAAAAGATAGTTTAGGGTATGTAGAATTTTTAAGAGGTAAATACAACTTATATGATAAAGTTTATATACAAAATTTAATTGATGAAATGACTATTCATGAAAAACAAAAATTATTAACAAAAAGTTTTTCTATATTATGGAATGAATTATGGGGCAAATTTAGTCATACACAATATAGACAAGAAGAAAAATCATCATCTGATAAAATGAATGAATTAAAAAAAGGTGTTTATGATGTTCACACAGATACATTATTTAATCTTGAAAATTTAATTAAAAAAAGTAAAACTAATTGGATAGAACCAGAATGGGGATTTCCAAAAGGTAGAAGAAATTATCAAGAAAATGATATTTTATGTGCATTACGAGAATTCGAAGAAGAAACAGGTTATTCAAGAAAAGAACCATGCATGATAAATAACATTAAACCTTTTCAAGAAATTTTTACTGGTTCAAATTATAAATCATATAAACATAAATATTTTTTAGCATATATTGACAATCCTAAACAACATTCTAATTTTCAAAAAAGTGAAGTTAGCCAGATGAAATGGTTATCTTTAGAAGAATGTTTAAAAAAAATAAGACCTTATAATTTAGAAAGAATTGAATTAATTAATAATATAAATAAAGTTTTACATAAATATAGTTTAATCTCATAATATATTATTATGGAAGTTGAAAAAGAAAAAAAAAACAAAGATTATTTAGCACCTATACCTTTTAAAATAGAAAATATGGATTTGCAAAGAAGAGGGATTGTAGATAAAATTTTTGCAGTTATAGGAAAAAATGGTAGAAGCAGACTAAGAATAAAAAAACATAGAATAACGGGTGATGTAGTTCGTGTTAGACCAGGAAATTGGCAATCACAGTTTATAAAACTTTTTGAACATTTAAAAATTAGACATGACCCTTGGAATAATGTTTTAGAAGATTTAGAGGGAAATATCAAAGGTTCTTGTTCTAGAATACAACAAGAAGTTTGTGCATCTAAAAATAAAATTTGTAACCCAAAAAAAGGTAAATGTAGAAAAAGAAAAACAAAAAAAAATAAACAAATAAAAAAATCAAAAACTAGAAAATCAAAAACTAGAAAATCAAAAACAAAAAAATCAAAAACAAAAAAATCACCAACCAAAATGTCTTTAAGAGAAATACCACAAAAAAACATAAATGAATTAGAACCATTAGTGCTTCCCATAGACCCACATGTTGACCCTAAAGATATTTCTTTAGAAAGACCTTTATCAAAAATAGAAGTTCCTAGTTTAATACAAGATAAAACAAAAAAATCAAAAACTAAAAACACATTACCATCTGTTACTGAAGAACAACCAGAAATAAGAGTGGATACTTCAACACCTAGTGAAGGAAGTGATGATTATCAATCAGAATTAAAATCAGAAAAAATATTATCAACAGAAAAACCTCTTGATGAGCAAGAAATATCTTTAGACACCGTACAGGAACCTGAAGAAATTCCTAGTTTAATAGGTGAACAGTTAGAAGATATTCCATTATTAGAAAAAGAAAAAACACCAAGTATCAAACAAGTTATATCACCTTTAAAAGAAAGTTTAAAAGAAACATTAAATGAAACTTTAAAAGAAGAAGAAAAAGAAGTTGCTGAACTTTTAAGACAAGAAAGTCCTGATATCGAGACACCATCCAAAAGTATTTCTATATCGAAAGAAAAAGAGTTTTCAAAAGTTTTTTCCGAGAAATGCCAAACATTAATAGATAATATTAAAGGAAATCTTAAACAATTGTCAATAAAAAGTAAAGAATATCAGCAACTTTTACAATGTACTTCTAGTAAAAATAAAGAACAACTAGAAGAATATAAAAAAATAGATAAACTAATTTATCCTCATTTAGATGATCCAAATATTGCATTGAAATTAGCAAATAAAAAAGAGTTTAGAGATGTTGAAATCCCTCAAAAATCAAGAAAACAAATAGAAAATATAGAAGAAGAAGCAAATAAAATATGCAGTCCCAGCATGCAATTTGAATTAGAGCCTCATCAAAAATTTGTACGTAATTTTCTTTCATTTCAAAGTCCATACAACAGTTTACTTATATTTCATGGTTTAGGAACAGGCAAAACATGCTCTTCTATTTCTGTATGTGAAGAAATGAGAAATTATTATCAACAAATAGGAAGTAAAAAAAGAATAATGATAGTTGCAAGTCCAGTTGTTCAAGAAAATTATAAATTACAACTATTTGATGAAAGAAAACTTAAATTAATAAATGGTTTATGGAATTTAAAAGCATGTACAGGTAATAAGTTTATTAATGAGGTAAATCCAATGAATACAAAAGGCTTATCAAAAGAAAAAGTTGTACGACAAATAAAAAAAATAATAAGACAATCCTATGAATTTTTAGGATATACTGAATTTGCAAATAAGATAGATAAAGTTATGAAAAAAGTTTCTAGCACTGATAAAAGAGTGCATATAAAACAAAGACGTGCAATAGAAAGAGAATTTTCTGGAAGATTATTAGTTATAGATGAAGTTCATAATATTAGAGCCAATGATGATAAAAGAAGAACAACAAAAAATTTACAAGATTTAGTAAGTTATTCTAAAAATATGAAATTACTATTACTAACAGCAACACCTATGTTTAATGAAGCAACAGAAATTGTTTGGTTAATTAACTTAATGAATTTAAATGACAATAGATTTCCAATTAAAATTAGTGATGTTTTTACAAAAGATAATACTATTATAGAAGATGAAAGTCACTCAGGTAAAAACTTATTAATACAAAAGTTAAATGGATATGTTTCGTATGTAAGTGGTGAAAATCCTTTTAGATTTCCATTTAGAATTTTTCCATTTGATTTTAATAGTCCGCACTCATTAAAGGTATTAAAAACAACAGAATGGCAATACCCTACCCATCAAATTAATGGTTTAGAAATTAAAGAAGATAGTCAAATTAATTATTTAGATGTTTATGTAAATACTTTAATTGATTTTCAAGAAAGGGCTTATAATTATTTAATTAAAAAATTAAAAGAAAAAAATCCTCAATTACAGGAAAAAAAGCATGGTATTCAATATACTATGATGGATGGTCCATTACAAATTTTAAATTTTGCTTATCCTCATGTAGAACTTTTACAAGAAAATTATTTAGAAAAAGATATTGAAAAAGAAATTTATGGTAAAAGAGGATTACGTAGACTTATGGATTATACAAAATCTAATAAAAAAGGGTTTTCATATAAATCTAGCACTGTTGAACATTTTGGAAGAATATTCAATTCTGATGGTGAAGACCCCCCTCTTAAAAAATATAGTGCAAAAATTTATGAATTTATTCAAAAAGTTAAAAATAGTGAAGGTATTTGTTTAATTTATTCAAATTATATTGATGGTGGTTGCGTACCTATTGCTTTAGCATTAGAAGAAATGGGAATATATAGATATAATACTGAAAAATCTTTATTTAAAGAACGACCTTCTGCACCTTTTAAGATTAATAACAACAATGCAAAATATATTATGATAACCGGGGACAAAAAATTATCTCCAAATAATAAATTAGAATTAAAAGCAGTGACCGATGTTCAAAATAGAAATGGAGAGAAAGTAAAGGTTGTTATTATTTCAAAAGCCGGCTCTGAAGGATTAGATTTTCAAAATATAAGACAAGTACATATACTTGAACCATGGTATAATTTAAATAGGGCAGATCAAACCATCGGAAGAGGAGTTAGAAATAAAAGTCATTGTTTATTACCATTCAACAAAAGAACCGTAGAAATATATTTACATGCAAGTGAACTAAGAGATACACGCGAAGAAACAATAGATATGTATATGTACCGTATTGCAGAAAATAAAGCCATAAAAATAGGACAAGTAACTAGATTGTTAAAAGAACATGCTGTAGATTGTTTACTTAATAAAAATCAACAAAATATGAATGCAAGTAATATTCAAAAAAATACGACATTAACATTATCTAATAATCAAGAGATAAATTATAATATAGGACACAAAGATAATAGTTTAATTTGTGATTTTATGGAATGCGAATATTCTTGTAAACCTAATGATGCATATGACGATGATGTGGGAATTGAAACTTACAACGAAAATTACATTATTATGAATATAGATAAAATATTAAATAAAATAAAATTACTTTTCAGAGAACATTATGTTTATGAAAAAACAGAATTAATTAAAAGAATAACCAGTATGAAATCATATTCATTAGAGCAAATTAATATGGCATTAGATATACTTATTAACGATGATAACGAATACTTAACAGATATGTTAGGTAGAACTGGTCGTTTAGTTAATGTAGATAAAATTTATATGTTTCAACCAATAGAAATAGATAAACCAAAACATCTTACTCAATATTATCGTAGACAACCCATCCATTATAAACAAAAAAAAATTGTTATTAGAAAAATTCCAAAAAAGCAAAAAAAACAATCTTTAGGAATTAAAATAGATGAAAACATGGAATTATTATCGTTTAATATTTATTTCAATATATTAATTACTAGAACTGATAATAGTGACAAAAAGAATTGGGTATTATCTTGTAGACAAGCCATACAAAATCTTGTTATGTATAATAATCTTCCAGAAGAAATCTTAGTAGAAATTGCTTTTGAGCATATTTTTGATAGTTACAGTGCAAAAAACAAATTAATGCTTTTAAACCAATTTGAACTTTTAAAAATTAATAAAGAAAAGGCCAGTGTTATGGAAAAATTTAAACCTGAATTTTTTACTTTGTTTCAAAAAATAATAGATAAAATTTCTATTACTCATAATAATATTAAAGTAGTAGCCATTGTTGATTATAGTAAAGAATTAATAAAGCACCCATTAGGTATTGGATTTTTTAAATTAAATACTTTAGTAACACCAAACAAATGGACTACTGATGTTAGTGGGTTAAGTAAACATTTTGCAGATACACTTTTAACTAGATATAAGATTGACCCTCTAAAAATAAATAATTTTATTGGGTTTTTAACCGCTTCAAAAAAACAAATCGTATTTAAAGTCAAATCAATTTCATCTAGTGAAAATAAAAGAACTCGTTTTGGACAGAAATTACCAACTAGTGGTGAAAATAAACGCGTAACTGTACATAGAATGAATAATGTTTTACAAACACTTAAGGCTGAAAAAAAATATATCATGAATAAAGAAAATACAAAAATAGAAGGAATTTATGATAATACAGATATAAGAAGTATTAATGATATGGAACTGGCTGCTGAATTAGAGTTAGTTTTAAGATATTTAGATATAAATAATTATAATGATAAAAAATGGTTTTTTAACACTTTAGAAGATAAAATTAATAATGTTGAAAAAATTAAAATTGAAAATAAATAAAAATAAAGAATTAAATATATAATACACTAATGAGTAAATCTGTTAAGGATAAATTTAAAAGAAAAAGCAAATCTATTTATGCAAAAAATATGCTAACACGCAAGATAGTATTACCATTTACCTCAGTTGGTGGAAATTTAAATGATATTATAAAACAGAAACTCGAAGATGAATTATATGATAAATGTTGTAGAGAAGGATATATCAAAACAGATTCTATAAGAATATGTTCTTATTCGTCAGGTGTAATCCAAGAAAATAATGTTAATTTTGATGTTTTATTTGAATGTTTAATATGTCATCCCATTGAAGGGCAAATTATAAAATGTAAAGTAGAAAATATTACTAGAGCAGGAATTAGAGCTATTTATTTTAAAGAAAAGAAATCACCAATTACTATATTTGTAGCAAGAGATCATCATTATGATAATAAATATTTTTCCGCAATAAAAGAAGAAGATATTATATTAATTAAAGTAATTGGTATAAGATATGAATTAAATGATGAAACCATATCAGTATTAGGCGAATTAAAACAGCAAAAACAAAGAATAACAAAAATTAAACTAGAAGAGTAAATTTAAATTAATATAAATTTAAATTAATATTAACTTAAATATTTAATATTAACAAATAAATAATGAATACTCCAAAACAAATAAAATTAAAAAATAAAATAGAAAAATTAGATAAAATACAACAAATAAGAATTTTAGAGATATTAACAAAAAACCAAATTAAATATAGTGAAAATAGAAATGGTATTTTTTTAAACATGGATAACTTAAATGAAAAAACTGTGGTAGAAATAGAAAAAAATTTAGAATATTTTCAAAAACAAGAAAAAACACTAAGTGACATTGAAACCATTAAAAAAGAGTTAAACAATGATTATTTTAAAAATGGTAATAAAGAAACACCCACATATTTATCAAATGAACTATAGACATAAGAAAAATATAAGTAATTTAGTTGATAATTTAAATAAATTTTGTTTTGATAGTAAAATAATTAATAGATTAGATTTACTATCAAATATAGAAATAAAAACAAAAAAAGATAATAAAAATGATATTGAAGAAAAAAAAGAAAATAAAAAACCTAATGATTTTTTTATTCCAAAACAAAGTGATAATTTATTTTGGTGTTGGTATATTTTTAACCATGGATTTAAAGAGTTTAATTTACTTCGTGAAAAACATTTTACAATAGAAAAAAATAAAAAAATAAATTGGGTGCAATTGTTAAGAGAAAATAAAGCAAGTATTAAGCAATTAAAATATAAACTATCAAGTTTAGAAAATAATTTAGTAAATGAAAAAAAAATGAATATTAAAACTCTAGAAACTATTTGTTTTTTAAATTGCATAGATTTTTACATTATTCAAAATAAAATGTTATATAAAAATAGTGAAAATAATGAGCATTGTATTGTGTTAAAATATTATCCAAAGACTAAAAATTATGGTATTTTATTAGACATGGTTGATATTAAAAAAAAAATAAATGATTTTGAAACAAAATTATTCTTAGTCAAAGATATAGAAAAACCCCTGAAAGGTATATCTAGTTATAAGTTAAAGGATTTACAAGACATAGCAGAGCAATTAAATATTTGTTTGTTGAAAAATGAGAAAAAAAAAACAAAAAAACAACTTTACGGAGAAATACAAGAACTATTAGTTTAAAATTGAAATATATATAAAATATAATGTCATAAATTATATATATGGAAAGAAAACAAGATGAAATATCTCATCAAGATAAATTTAAACAATATTTAGATCTTTATTTACGTGATAAAAGAAATAATCAAGACGAATTAGAAATAAGATTTGGAACTAAATATTATAATCCAATTACAAAAATAGATTTTGAAAATATTATATCAAAATTAAAATCTTTGGGATTTAAATCAACATATTTTGATGGAGAAGCATATTTAAACATACAAAATGAGTATGCAGATGCTAAGTCTGGTAGAATGAAGATGTCAAATGTAAGAACAACTATACCTGGTTTACATAATATTCAAAAATACTGTAAACAAAATAATTTAGATCCTGAAAATTTACCAATGGGTATAAAATTTTTACAAAAATTTTCAAAACGACGAGAAGACCAAAATCTTAGACCCATAGATTTTCATGATTTTCATTTTAGGGTAAATTATAAAACAGAACGTGAATTAAGAAGAAATAAACCAGAAATTGTGTCATTAATCCAAAATTGGAAAGACACGAAAAAAGTTTTTAGATATATCAAAAGATATTCTTTTGTACATCCTAATATAAATATTTATCCATTTAAAATAGATTGTAGTATTGTTAAAACATCTAAAAAAAAAAGAGATTATATTTCTACTTATAATATTCAAGACTCTAATGTTTTTGATAATCCTGAAAACTATGAGGTAGAAATAGAACTTATGAATAGTCAAGCAAAATTTATAAATCCAGCAAGATATGACGAAGAAATAAGTGAAACAGAATTTTTACTTCAAAAATTAAGAAAAGGTATTAAATTAATTTTATCAGGATGGCAACAAACAAATTTTCCAGTTTCATATAAAGAAATACAAAATACTCAACAGGAATACTTATCACTTATTCGTCAAGAAAGTAAAGAAGAAAAAACAAAGTCATTTCAAGAAAGAAAAAGAATTAGTAATAGAGATTTTATTGGTCCATCTTCTATTAGTTTGGAAACACAAAATATTGTTCCTTTACAAGAAGATGCTAACATTCCTAATATTAACTCACCATATACTGTAACAGATAAAGCAGATGGCAAAAGAAAACTTTTATTTATTAACAAAAAAGGAAAAATATATTTAATTGACACAAATATGAATGTGCAATTTACAGGAAATATAACACTCCATACAAAATACTTTAATTCAATATTAGATGGAGAACATGTTTTAAATGATAAAGAAGGAAATTTTATTAATCTTTACTTAAGTTTTGACATTTATATGATTAATGGTCGATATGTTAAACAATTACCATTCTTTAAAACTAGTGATGAAGAAAAAGAAGGTGAATATAGATTAGAATTAATGTATAGATTTGTTGATAAATTAGATAGTAGATGTGTAAGTAGCAGTTACGCTACTCCTTTAATTATAAGGGAAAAAAAGTTTTATTCAAATAATGACTCAAGTATTTATCTAAAATGTAAAATTATTTTAGATGGAGAAAAAGATGGTTCTATGTTTAATTACGAAACAGACGGATTAATTTTTACACCATCCGATAAAAGTGTTGGGTCTAGTAAAAATAATGAACTTACTCAACCTAGAAAAATAACATGGAATTATTCTTTAAAATGGAAACCATCCAAATTCAATACTATTGACTTTTTAGTGACAACTGTAAAAGATGAAACAGGAAATGATCAAATTAAAAATTTATTTCAAAAAGGTATGAGTATGAACGCAAATAGTCAAATTCAACAATATAAAACTATTATTTTACGTGTAGGATTTGATGAAAATAAACATGGTTTTATTAATCCTTGTCAGGATGTTATAAATGAAAATTTCCCAGAAACAATCTATAGTGATGAGAGATCTAGTTATAAACCTATGCCTTTTGTTCCGTATGATCCTAGTCCTAATTTCCCAATATATAAATGTAATATTATGCTTGATAAACAAGGTCAATCAAAACATATGTTTACAGAAGATAAAAAACAAACATTTGAAGATAATACTATTGTAGAGTTTAAATTTACAAAAACAAATGATAAATATTGGCAATGGATACCTATTCGCGTGAGATACGATAAAACAGAAGATTATCGCAGAGGAAATCGTAACTTTGGAAATGCATATCATGTTGCCGAAAGTGTTTGGAGGTCAATACATAATCCTATTACAGATGAAATGATTACAACTGGTAACAATATTCCTGATGTTATAGATGAAAATGTTTACTATAACAGAACAACTAAAAAAACATTTACGAGAGGATTACGAGATTTTCATAATAAATATGTTAAGCGTAAACTTATAGTTGATGTTAGTAAACGCGGAGATACTTTGATAGATATGACTGTAGGAAAGGCTGGCGATTTATCTAAATGGATTGATGCTCGTTTATCATTTATATTTGGCGTTGATATCGCGAAAGATAATATTGAAAATCGTATTGATGGTGCATGTTCCAGATACTTAAAAATGCATAAAAAATATCATACATTGCCGAGAGCACTTTTTGCACATGGCAATAGTGGATTAAACCTATCCTCTGGAGAAGCATTTTATAATGAAAAAGGTAAACAAATTATGAATGCATTAAATGGTATTGGTTCAAAAGATAAAGAAACATTAGGTTCCGGTGTATATAGACAATTTGGTAAACATAGAGAAGGATTTGATATTGTATCAAATATGTTTTCCATCCATTATTTCTTTGAAAATAGTGAAACATTTCATAAATTTTTACAAAATGTATCTGAAAATTGTAAGGTAGGGGGATATTTTATTGGATGTTGCTATGACGGTAAAAGAATTTTTAGAAAATTACGACAAAAAAATGAAAATGAAAGTGTCTTTTTGATGAGTAAAGAAAATACCAAAATGTGGGACATCAAAAAACTTTATAGTAGTAACGAATTTAATGATGATGAAAGTTCGTTAGGCTATAAGATTGACGTATATCAAGAATCTATTAATAAAACATTTAGTGAATATTTGGTTAATTTTGACTTTTTAGCGCAATCACTTGAAACATACGGATTTGTTCCTGCACCCGTCAATGAAGTTAAACAAATGGGATTTACAAAATCTGTTGGAAGTTTTAGAGATTTATCTATTAATATGCAAGAAGAAATAGAAAGAAAACAAATAAATAAAACAAATTTAGGTAAATCCATGAATATGACTGAAAATGAAAAAACCATTTCATATTTAAACAATTACTTTATTTATAAAAAAATAAGAAACGCCAATGCAAAAGAAGTTTCTAAGATGATGACAGAAAAATCTCAAGCATCAAAAACCGGCGAAGAAGAAAATGAAGAAAAAAAGAGCATGCCTGAGAAACGCCGTGTTAAAAAATATGCTAAGAAGATTGTCTTACCTAGTAATTAAATTCACTATTCAAATATTATAATCAAAAATATTAAATTTATATTATTTATTTGAATTATTATAATAATGTTCCACTTTTTTGTACTGAAACATGATTTCATCCGCCTTTTTATTATTTGTCATAAACCATTCAGGTTTGGCTCCGTGTCCCCAACATTGCCAAGTTTGATACTCCCAAAACTCCATTTCAGACACTATTGGTATAAACTTAGTAATTGGTTCCTTCACTATTTCTTTATGTTCCAAATCCATTTTTTTATCCATAATTTTATTAACTTTAATTATAAAATTAATAATATTTTCAATTTTTATTCAATCTTAATTTCACAACTGTTGCATAATTTATCAGGAACCAATAACTTAATTTCTTTATAGGTTATGGTTTCTTTTTTTAATAATTTGCGTGCAATACTTACCATGTAAGGCTTATTATCTTCAAGTATTTTTATAGTTTGTTTTTCAATATTATTGATCAATTCTTTACAATTATCCATAATATCATTTGAAATATTTTCTCCTATAATACCCATCGCATCTAAGTTAAGAGGGCCTATATCTTTATTCATTCCCCAAACTGTGGAATAATTTCTAATTAATGACGATATTTTTTCAATATCATCACTTGCTCCTGTTGAAACATTACTATAAATAATTTTCTCTCCACAACGTCCTCCCAAAAGAACAGCAATTCGACACAAAACTTCATCATATGTCATTAATTTTTTATTTGTAGCCTTTTGCTGACTAAACCCCAATGCTGCTTCTCCTCTAGGAATAATACTAACCTTCACTGGTTGTTCGGTATGTTTTAAAAGATATCCCATTAAACAGTGTCCTGCTTCATGATAAGAAACACGCTTTCTTTCATCAGGTGTCATCATACGCTCTCTTTTTTCTCTCCCAATAATGACTTCATCGATGGCTTTTTGTATATTATCTTCAGTTAACTCTTTTGCATCATTGTTGTTTTGAATAGCATTAATTTTAGATTGATTTGCTATGTTTGCTATATCAGCACCAGAAACTCCGGCTGTTCTATCAGAAAGCACCTCAAATGATAAATTTTCGGGAAGTATCATGTCTTGAAAATAAAGTTTATACATTTCCATACGTTCATCTTTATTTGGTAGATCAAAATAAACTTTTTTATCAAATCTTCCTGAACGTGTTAACGCAGTATCTAGAATTTTTACTAAGTTTGTCGCAGCAAATACTATTATATTTGAACTTTCATCAAATCCATCCATCTCAACCAATAACTGATTTACAGTACTTGCTCTCTCAGAATTATTATCAAAACCACGTTGTCTTCCTACCGCATCTATTTCATCTATAAAAATAATACATTCTTTTTCTTTTTTTGCTTTTTCAAATAAACTTCTTACTCTAGATGCTCCAACACCCACATATTTTTCTATAAATTCAGACCCACTTGCAGTAATTAAAGGAATTTCTAATTTTTTTGAAATAGCCTTGATAAGTAATGTTTTTCCTGTACCCGGAGGACCTGCAAGCAATATACCTTTGGGTAACTTTACCTTCCATTTTAAATATTTGTTTTTATTTTTAATAAAATCCATGTAATATTCTATTTCTTTTTTAACAGAGTTAAGTCCAATAACCATATCTAACGCTTTTTCATCTTTTTTTTCTTTAATAACTTTCCATTCATAATCATCTGTTTTAAGTTTACGTAGCAATGAAAATATCAGTAAAATAATTATTATTGTTCCAATACTAATACCTCCAGACTTTTCATTTATATTTGTTGTATTTGTAGAATTTAATATTGTAGAGTTTAACATAGTTATATTTTCTAATACATTTTCTGTTACATTTTTAATCATACTCGCGTTCATAATTACAATATTATAAAGAGTTATCTTTATTATAGTATAAATAATATAAATAGATTTTTGTGTTTATTAATATGACATATTTTGTATTACCATATTTAAATAATGAAATAAAACCAAAAAATATAAAATTACAATTTTCAAATGATAAAGAAAATTTAATTATCATTAATCCTAGTTTAAAAAAATATTTAAATTATATTAAAAATTTGATTAGTTTTTATTTATATGAATGGGATGGTATAAAAAAATATACTAACACATACGAATTTATACATACAACTGTACCAAAATATAATATATCTATATCAAAAATTAAACCAATTTCACGAGCATTTTTCAAATTAATGGAAATATACAATACATTTAATATTTTTGAAAATATGCCGAACCAAATAAATACATTTCATTTAGCTGAAGGACCCGGAGGATTTATAGAAGCAACTACATTTTTAAGAAAAAAATATACAAAAGATAATTATTATGGGATAACCTTAATGAATGAAGATAAACACGTTCCTAACTGGAAAAAAATGGATGTTTTATTAAAAAAATTCCCAAATATTTCAATTATATATGGAAAAGATAATACTGGAGATCTTTATCATCATATTAATTTACAATATTGTTTTGATAAATACAAAAACTCCATGCACATTATTACAGCAGATGGTGGTTTTGATTTCTCAAATAATTTTGATGATCAAGAAAATAGTGTATTTAGATTAATTTTAACTCAAGTTGCTTATGCATTGGCATTGCAAAAAAAAGATGGACATTTTGTATTAAAAATGTTTGATATATTTTATCAAAATAGTCTGCAGATTATTTATTTATTAAGTTGCTTTTACAATAAAGTTATAATAACAAAACCCAATACAAGTAGACAAGCAAATTCAGAAAAATATATTGTATGTAAACATTTTAAATACACAGATACTAGTGATATTACACAAAAATTCATTAATATATTAAAAATATTGGAAAATATAGATTTTAAACAATATTATATATCAGATATTTTAGATTTAAAAATACAAAAAATCTATTTAGATTCAATTACTGAAGCCAATTCTATTTTAGGAAATAAGCAAATAGAAAATATTAATTCTACAATAAAATTAATTAATACAAAAGATAAATCAGATAAACTTTATAATTTAAAAAATAATAATATTAATAGATGTATTAGATGGTGTGCAAAAAATAATGTTCCTTATAACAAAATAGATAGTAATAAAAACATATTTTTATCTGTATAATTTTTATCCTTTTATAAAGTTATTTTGTAAAAATTTTACTATAATATTAATATAAGTATGAACCCTGATTTAACTTATTTGTATAATGTAGCAAAAATGGCAAAAAATGAATTAGATAATTTAAATAAATTAATTAATAAAGAAAAAACAGTAAAAAAAAACAAAACATTAAAGAAAAAAAATAAAAATAAAAAGAAAAATCAAACAAAAAAACTGCGTTAAATAAACTTTTTAAAAAAGTTTATCAAAAAAAAATTAAACTTTAAAAAAAACTTTTAAAAAAAAATATTTCAATAATATATAATGGCAAGAAGGGTTAGAAGACGTAGGTCAAGATGTGCAGGAAAAAAAAGAAAAACCTGCAAAAGTCGCAGATTTAAGAAGCACTGTAAAGTTACCCGTAAGGGAAAAAGATCAAAATCTCACTGTCGTGCTCGCAGAAATCGTACACGCAGAGTTCGCAGACGCAGAAGATAAACAGTACAACTTAATTTAGCAACTAAATGGTTTAAAATGTTAATATGAATTTTACATGTAACTTCATATTAAGGTTAAAAAAATTTTAAAAAAAAAAACTATTCATAATACATATATGATTAAGGATAATTGGACTTTACTTGATGGATTTAATAAAAAATTTAATATTAACAGTAATTTTAAGGTTTATATTAATAATGATAAAACTATTATTTGGAAAAAAAGAAAACGAAATTTCTTGTCCCGACAGGAAAAAAAATTTTTTCCTAACGGAAACACATCTGGAAAATTAGAGACAGATAAAATCTATATAGATACTATTTTGGATAAAGACAATAAACATTTTTGTGCTATAAAAGGATTTGATGTTAAAGGAAATGGTTCATATAAATCAGAGTTTATTAATGGTTATACTTTATATGAATTGATGGTTTTTAACTCAGTTATAGATACAGATATAAAAAAAAAAAAATTAATTTTAGAGAAAAAAAATATTATTGAAAGTCTTGAAAAATTTAAAATTAATTTTAATAAAGAAAAATGTAGAGAAGGAGATTGGAATATTAATAATTTAATATATTGTTTAAAAACTAAAAAAATATATAATATTGATCTTGAGGGGTTTTTTCCCAACAAGCATTATGTTGCTCTTAATAAACATGTAGATAGAAGAATTGTAAATTCTATAGTATACATCCCCAATAAGCATTATTTTGCTCTTAATTCCCATATAGATAAAATCATTTTAAATTTGAAGAATTTAACTAATTAAAAATTTATCTAATATTTTTCTTTATCTAATATTTTTCATTTATAAGTGCAACTGTTACTTCTTCTTTTACATTAGTTGCTAACTTACCCTTTATAGTTCGATTTATTTCAGGAAATGGAATACTTACCTTTATATCACGGTCTTCATCTATATATTGTTTAAAAAGTTTCATTAATTTTTGGATTGGTTCATAAGTCATGTTTAAATTAAAATCATTTAATTGTTGCATTACATTTTTTACTTCTTCTTGACGTTGTTCTTTAGTTCTATATTGGGGCATCTTTTTTTCTTTTTTTTCTTTTTTTTGTTTTTTCTTTTTATTATTTTTCATATACATAATTACTTATTTTATCATTTAAATTAAAAAATTAAAAAAATATTAAAAAAATATTAATAAATTATTTTTTTAATACTTACATAAAATAACTTTGAGAAATAAAAGCAATAAAACAATTACTTACTTTTTTAATAAATCGGTAGTCCATTGTTACAACCAAACTATCTATTTTATCTGTGTGATCTACATTATCAACATCTTTCATAAAATCAATAAAACAACTATGTACTAATCTATCAATATTGCCATTTAACAGAAGTTTTTTAAAATGATATACAGTATTACCATTAAGTAGTGCCTTTTTTTTCGTATAGTATTTACAAAAGTTATAAAAGATTAAATAAGGGAAAATAAAACAAATGCCATGACTGTCTCCACCTTGAAAATTTGCCCCCCAATAGTTATAATATTTATTTTTCTGATAATTTATATTTACATTTTGTGTTTTATTAATGTAATTAACTAATTTTTCTAGAAATATAAAATCAATAACATTTTTGTGTTTAAAAACCTTACAACGACGTTTTGTTTTAATAATGTGGAATTCCATATTATCTTTCATGTCTTGACCATGTGAATTAATATAAAATAGTTTATATGAACCGTTATATGGCAATAGTATTATAGTTGTTCCGTGAACAGCCTCGTCTTCTTCACATCGCTCAGTATTATAATTTAATATACACAAGTTTATAAAAATTATTTTATTTTTATTTATTTCATCTTTAATAAATTCAGAAAACATGTCATCAACTTGATTTTTTTTTAGTAAATATTGTATTGTAAAATTTTCAAATATATCATGTAAGCGTTCATTATTATTGAGATTAGGAATAATATTCATAAAATCAATAAACATTTCAGCATAGGAAATTTTAGAATTAAGATAATTAGTAGAGCAGATTTGTTTTTGCATTTTTTTCATAATATTTAAAGTAATAAAACGATCATTAGAGTCTGAATCAGCAAATCCCATATCATATGCCTTTTTCAATGTATATGCTATTTTGTTTTTATTATTCATAAATTCAAGCAAATCTTTCATCTTTATGATGTCAGTTGGTATTTTAATACTTTGTTTATAAAAGTATTAAATAAATTCAATTTATTATAATACGTCAGGGTCTGAATCAATTGTCATCCAATATCTACCGTCATAATCAGCAAAATTTCTATCTAATCTAATCCAAATATAATCAAGTAGTGTTGTATAAGGTTTGTTTACTGCTGTAATAGTATATCCCCCGTATAATGTATATCTAGAAAGCCCATCAATATCTATCTTATCTTGACTTGTTAACATATGTTCAATAACATACGTATCAGCAATAGTTCCTCCTGTATCAGGATCACCAGTATATATATTAATCTTACTTTTTTGTCCTGCACCACCAGTGCTTTTCAAACCTAATAAAATTTCTGCACAGTCAAGTATTTGCATAGATCCTGAGGAAGAACCCGTTCTGTTCCATGATGGATTAGTTAAAGTCAGCCATGCATTTCCAAAATTAAAACTATCTTGTAACTGACCATAATTAGTATATTTTAATGCTATTACTTCTCCTGGAGTGCCCGAAAATTCATTTATAATATTAATATTCATGGGGTTTGATCTTAATAGAGTGGGCGCAACCGGTGTCACAGGTACAACCGGTGTCACGGGTACAACCGGTGTCACGGGCACAACCGGTGTGACGGTAGTTGAAATTGTGCCGGGTTCTGGTTCTGGTTCAGGTATTGGTTCAGGTTCAGGTATTGGTTCAGGTTCAGGTATTGGTTCAGGTTCAGGTATTGGTTCAGGTATTGGCTCAGGTTCAGGTATTGGTTCAGGTTCAGGTATTGGTTCAGGTTCAGGTATAGGTTCAGGTTGAGGTTCTGGAACAGGTTCTGGTTCTGGCTGTGGTTGAGGAATAATATCTCCGTCTTCCAAAGAGCATCTTTGTAACGTATTATTTTTACTTCTATTTGCTTTACAATCTTTAGGAGTTAATTTATTTTCTTTAAGATTTGTTCCAGGATTTTTATATTGAGAACATACTTCACCATTAATACAATTATTATAATTAACTAATCTATTATGACTAATTTGTGAACTTAATTTTGCTTGATATTTTAATCTATGCAATCTAGATCTACAAGATACAGAACCGGTTTTTCCGTATTTAGGATTTCCCAACTTTTTAGTAGCAGTCGGAATTTTTTTTGTTGTATATGTTATATTTGTTAATGAAATTGGTCTTTTTCTATAAATCATACAATCAGGATCTATTGCATTAGGATTTAAATTTACATTAAATGACATTGTTTCTAAATTACCTATTTTATATAAATTATCCTTACCAGAAACTTTATTTTCATTTAATAATCCCTGACTATTTTGTGAATACAACATTCCATTTCTTTGTAAATAATTTTTATATGTTGTATCATTTATAAATCTAACACCTATATCACTAACTAATCTACTAGTTATAAGAGTTTTGGGACATTCACATGCATCCACTGTTTCTTTAATTACTTTTACATTTTCTTTACATTCTCCATTTGTTCTTTTACCTCCGGATGTATTAAAATCATTCATTCCACCTCTACAAGTAGATGTTTTCCTATAATGATTATAAGGCATTCTAAATGGTGTAGGTTTTTTTTTGATTTCTAATTTTTGCTGTTTTGTCATTAAATCATCGCAAGTATTGCAGCTGCTTCTTTCTACATTTAATGAAAAATTAGGGTCATTTAATTTTGTAATAATTTCAGTTCTTGTATTTTTTTTTTCTGTTACAAATTTTCTATCAAAAATAGGAAATAATTTGAATGTTGAAACCGCTCCTAATTTTGCATAATTATCATTTTTACAATCACATCTATTTTTGGACATATATAATATATATTAGTAAATTTATATTATATTAATTATCACAACAAACTCCACCTTTGGAAAAGTCAGTTATAGGTTTTTTCACCATAGATCCTCTGGCTCTTAATAAAGCATGCTTTTGCTCATTACGCTTAATCAATATTTTTGTATTTTTATCAATAGCATTAAGATCCTTGTATTTAGGCTTACCTGCAAAATAATCACCACTGCAATTACTATTATTCGCCTGTGAAGTTCCTGTAGCACAACGAGTTTGTGCTCTAATAGTTTCTAATTTAAGTCTTTCCAAACGTGTACTACTTTCAACAGAACCCTGCTTATAAAACTTTTTATTATTTAATCTATCAATAACTCTTCCATTTGCACAACTTGCATTACTAGCACATTGTCCACCATATCCATATTTTTTAGGAATACCATTATTATTTAATCCTTGACCTCCTTGAGTAGTTACATATGCCAAACTTTTTTCAACCGTTGATTTTCTTCTATTATTTAATAATTCTCTAAAAGAGTATGCATATGTAGATCTTTTTCTTGAACCAACATGACTATCTAAACCACTATTTTGCTGACCAGCAGTATTAGGCTGCATTCCACTTCTAATTATTGGCTTTGAAGTTCTAGTAGTTATACCACTCTGACTTTTAACTATGTTTTCATCTAAGTTAATGTTATTTAATTTTCCTGTAGGAAGAGTTCCATTTGTATTGGGACAACCACTTGCTAAAGTATTATTATCATTCTGACTATAATGGTCTTTGTATAATTTGGTAGTTGTTTGACACTGTTCATTGTTATTTTTATTACAATTAGTCATTTTTCTTACAGCCCTAATAGGTTGTCTAAAACTTGCTTTATAAACTCTCTGGTCTCTCATGTCTTTTTTTTCACAATTATAAGTAGGAGGACAATTAGGATGAGGTATACTTTCAGGCTGCTTATTTGATGTTATTGTTTCTGTTTTTAAAAAATTAAACATTCCATTTCTTTTTTGATTTTCTGTTAAATTATTATTATTAATTAAACTTCCATCAGACATTTATATTAGATTTAGAAAAAATAACTCTATATTTATATGAACAAATTAAATTTGTTTTTAATTCTAATCTCATCAATTATATTTAGTTTAATGACTAGAGTTGTTGAAGGAGCATGTAATTATAATTTTAATGACCCAAATCAAAAAAAACTTTTTTGTAACAATTCTCAAATAGGTTCTACAAAATTAAGACAAAAAGAATTTGACGGGAATTTATCAAAACTTTTTTCTTTAGCAGACAAAACAAAAACTTTAATTTTTGAAAATGAAAAAAAAATTAGACAAAATTCAAAGAATAATAAAGCATTAAGTGTAGTTACTGATCCTAATGGTGAAGAAGATACAAGTGAAGCATGTAAAAAATATCCAGAAGCATGCTAATTATTTTATCATTATAATATAATGAAAAACATCATTATATTATTAAATTTCTTGCTTATTTCTCTTATATTATGGAGTTTTCTAAACTCAAGAATTGTAGAGACATTTTCTGGATGTCCCTCTGGACAAAATAATACAGTAACAAGACAATCATCACAATTAAGTAGAAATGAGTCACAATTAGCAAAATTACAAGCCCAGTATGGTCAACTATATGCCTTATCAACTATGCAAAAAATGAGAATTAATTTAAATGGACAAAATGCTAAACAAGTATCAAAAGATATTATGAAAGAAAAAGGAGATAAAATGAAAGAATTAGATGACCTAAATAAAGGTTTTAAGGGAGGTGCTGCATCAAACGTTAGTGGAGGAGGTCAATCATTAAACAAATTAGGAAAACTAATGGCACAAAGTCCATCTATATCAACCTAATAAATAAGAGGCATCACTACTTGTTTCTTCTTCATCATCGATAGCAATTTCTTCCTCATCAGAAATTTCTTCATCTTCATCAACTAAAATATTTATTGGATTATTAGTCATTGATGCTACATTCGTCCCTAAATTGCTATTTATTATATCAATAGATTCATCATGCTTTTTAATTAACTCATAATTAACTTTATAACTAAATATTTGATATACAAATAAAGTGATAATAGCAAATTTATATAAATTATAAGCCCCCATTCCAAATATTAACATCCAAGTAAAATTATAATACACAAAAGCAACTGAAATATTATGAAACATTAAATAAAATAATGTTTTTTTATTTTTAATAAATAATAAAGAACGTAATATATAAATTAATAAAAAAATATAATTTTGTATAAAAATAGAAAAATTAAAATATAAAATATCTCGATATAATTCTTGATTTTTTATTATATTCAATAAACTATTATCATACCAACCTGGAAAAAGAGTAATTAATTTATAGTTACTTAAATAAACATCTATTACATAAATAAAAAAATATATTGGTAATGATAGCATTATTTGAAAATAAAAAACTTTTTTTGAATGATTAAAAAAATAAAAAATACTTGTATTTTCTCTTTGATCACTATCTAAAATAATATATTCTTCATTACATTCCATACATCTATAAAATCCTGGGGCATTTATATCTTGATATCTCCATCTTCTAAGACACTCTATATGAACATATTTAGAAGTTCCACTACATCTACAAGGAGCAATTAATAAGTCAATATTTTCTTCTTCTTCTAAACAAATTCTACATTGAAATAATTCTTGTTTTTGTCCACTATTTTGATTATTTTCAGGTAATTCAATTATTTCATTATTATTATTCATATTAAATAAATATATATATATATATATTTAATGGCAGGCTTTTTTGACAAATTAGGAAATGGTGTTGGAAATTTAGAAAAAAAATTCTTAGGACCAACATACAATTATGCTAAACAAATTAAAACCCCTAAGGAAATAGGTATGAGTAGTCGGGGAGACATGTCAGCGTTAGCAAAAGATGTTTCTGGTTTAATTGCATTTACAGAAGTTTTAGTAGCAGGAGGTGGAAAAGCAAGTAGAGTAAATGGACCTTTAGGAAATAGATTTTACTTAAAAACTGGAGGACAGTGCACTGCTCCAGATGGTAATAAAGTAGATAGATATGTTTATATTAATAATAAAGCAACTGGTTCTGTTCCTTTTATATCAGATGTGACTGGTACTAGTTTTCCAGAATTTAGAGGATTAATACCTAGCAGTATTGAGAATGTTGGTGCTATTAATCCTGTTGCTCTTTTTGGAGGATTTATGCAAGGAGCAAATCCTAAATGCAGAAAATTAAATTTACCTAGTGATAATGGTATAAGAGGTGTTTATGTAGCAGATGCAGACATAGCAAATTTAGATCCTTGTGTATTTGGAGGTAAAAATCCTGTATCTAAAAAAACAAGATCAGGATGTGCTAAAGATGGATTTTCTAACATGAATGAAACATTTGTTGAACTAAAAGAACTTATGGAAGAAGGTAAATTAAGTAAAAATAAAATAGCAAATATTTATCATTTAGGTTTTGGATTTTTACTTATCTATTTACTTTACTCTTTTATGAAAAAACATAATTAAATAACTATAACAGCAAGTAAATAAAATATAGTTCCTAAAATTATGTGCATCCATTTTGTTAATTTTTGATTAAATCCTAAATATTGTATTAAATCATTATGAGGTGAACCATCTGTTGGATTATACATTCCCCAAAAAATGGCAGCACACATCAATAATGTTGAAATTATAATTCTTAACATATAAAAGTATATTAAGAATTTAAATTATATAATTTAACGTCTTCTACGTGTGCGTTTTCTTCTACGTGTGCGTTTTCTTCTACGTCTTTTAGATTTTCTTTTCTTTTTTTTAGAAAACATATTTGCTAAACCAGCGGCACCTAATAATAAAAGTTCATGGTGACCTCCTCTTTTTTTTCTTCCTCCTCTTAAAGGATTGCATTTTCTACTTCTTTTTCTGCCACCTTTTAATGATTTACGTCTTCGACGACTTTTACGTCTTTTTCTTTTTCCTGCGCCGATAGAAGGCATAGGAGATGATGTTGTTGTAGGAATATTTGGTTTTATCATAGTTAACGGCTTGGGTCTTGCCATGGTGGCCATCATTTGGGGTTGACCTGCTTTTGCGTCATATGATGCTTTAAATGTGTTCCATCCTTCTTTACTTTTTTTAGCGGCCTCTTGTGCTTTATTTGCTGCTGCTTTTGCTGTAGCTGCATTTTGAGATGCACCGCGTTTAAACTTATCCATAAATGATTCTGTCATATATATATTTTAAAGAAAATATATATATCTTATAATTAAACTAAATTAGCGTCTTCTGCGTCTACGAGAACGGGAGCGGGATCTTCTGCGTTTTCTGGAAGAGCAACCCATTCCTCCTCTTCTGCGGCGGCTTCTTCTTCTCTTTCTGGTTCTTCGGCGACGTCTGCGGCTCTTTCTGCGGCTCTTTCTGCGGCTCTTTCTGCGCTTTCTCATTTTACGGGCTCCTCCCTTAAGTTTTCCAACAAGAGTTTCTAATGTAGAACTAGCATTTTTAAGTAAATTCATAGCTTCTGCTGCGGTTGCTTGATTTTCCATTATACAATATAATTAGATTTTAAATTCATCTAATTATATTATAATACATTGCAATTTAATACATTACAAACTTATTTAAAATTTAAATCTTTTATATAACTCTAACGCGGCCAAACCTCCTAAAACTTGTGCTACAACATATGGAGCTAATTCTTTCATAGAGTGTTTTCCAGCCATAGCCAACATAACAGATACAGCAGGATTGAAGTGTCCGCCAGAGTGTTTACCAATAACCATAATTGCAACTGTAAGTGCTAAACCAATTGCAACAGCATCGCCTGTTGCCAAAATAACATAAAGAAAGAACAAAGTTCCTAAAAATTCTGCTAAAAGTTTCTTAATCATTATAAATTAAACTAAGAAATTAAATAAAGTATTACTATGTATTTTTAGTTAAAATTTTAATAAAATTATAATTAATTTTATTAAAAAAAAATAAATTTATCGACTTACAACATCTAGTTTAAGTCTTTCAAATATGGGTTTAAAGTAAATAACATCACTTGCATCACCACGAACGCCAGCCTGAGGCACATCTGCATATCTATTTTCATGACCAAATAATTGGGCATAAGGTAATATATTGCTTACTACATCAGCAATAATTGTACCAGTATTATATACTGCTGGTGTCATTCCAGCACCTGTTAATACAGCAGTTGTTGAATTTGTAACAGATGCAACAATAAATGTCTGATTCATTGCAAGATTTGCAGCATTACCTGTATGTCCTCTAACAATTACTTTGTCTCCCGCAACAAGAGGTTTTGAACCTGCTACATGAGTTATTGTGGCAGAAGTTGCAGTCGTTGCTTGATTTTGTGAAACAGATAAAGTCATTTTTATACCATATCCATCTCTACCGTTTTCAACATGAGAATTATAGCCTCTAAATGTTCTTTCAAATTTATCAGTAGAAGTAGAATTTCCAATTTTATTTGATTTTGTTCTAACTTGAATTTTTCTTCTTCTTACTAAACTACTATCGCGTATGGCTGTTGGTCCAGGCTTTGCCGTACCACCAGTTAAATTACCACAACCAGTTGAAATTTGACCAAATTCTACAGATGCATGTCTAGATGTTGTTCTAAATGTCTGGCCCTTTTTACATGCTCCTGTAACAACATCATTATTAGGTATTAATCTAAATGAATTTCTCCAATCTTGAAGATTGCTCATTATATAATATACTTTAATATAAAAAATTTTAATATAAAAAATTTTAACCAAAAGTTGTCTCGGAATCATACCTTACATACAAAAAACCATCCTGGTCTTTTTTTTCTTCATAAATTGCTCCTAAATCTTTTGAAACAGGTACTAGTGTTTCATTAATAAATAAATAAATAGCCATTCCTTCATTTAATTTTAATCTTTTTCGAATAACATACATAAAATTACCCATAGTTAAATCTCTAGGACATAAATACTTAGATCTGTCTAATACTGGAACCTTTTTTGTTAAACGCTCACATATAATTGGTACCCTATTGGGGTACTTTTCAAGTATTCTAGTAGATTCCTCCAATCTTTTTTCAAAATCTGTTTTTTCTTTAAAATTAATTTCTGATATCACCTTACTATTATCATAATTTCTGTATTGTTTTTTTAATGTACTTATAATCGAATCCATGTTATATAATATATTTACTAAATTTTTAAATATATTATCAATAATTAGTTTCGTCTTTTAGTTCTTTTTTTTCGGTTACGTCTTTTTTTTATTTCTGCGAATATAACTAAGTATAATTATTTTGCTCTGGCTCTCATTTTTCTTCTTTTTCGCTGCAATCGTCTTACGCGTTTTTTACGCCATTTCCATCGCATCTTTGCGGTTGATTTCTTAAAAGGGCATCCATGTCCCATTATATATAAATTGATTATTTAATTTAAAGTCATTTACTTAAATTAAATATACAATGACAGACAATCTACCCAATTTTATACTCATTGATGGAAGTTACTTTATCTTTTATAGATATTTCGCTATTTTAAATTGGTTTAAACTTGCTAAAAAAGACCAAATTATCGATAAAGAGCATCCTCCAGAAGAAAACAAAGAATTCATGGACAAATTTGTTAAAACTTTTCAATCAAAACTAAAAGAACTACCAAAAAAACTAAAAATAAAAAACCCAACATCATCACCTATCATGCTTGTAGGACGAGATTGTCCTAGAGAAGAAATTTGGAGAATGAAACTACTTAAAACATATAAGGCTAATAGAGTGTATGATGATACCTTTTTAGGAGGACCTTTCTTTAAAAAAGCATATCATGATAATCTTTTTCAAAAAGGAGGAGCAAAAACAATTTTCAGACATCCAAAATTAGAAGCAGATGATTGTCTTGCAATTTTAACAAAAAACATTTTATCAAAATATCCTAAGGCTAATATTTACATTATTACTAGTGACATGGATTATTTACAACTCGCACAACCAAATGTTTTGTTGTATGATTTAAAATTTAAAAAACTAACAGAAAGAAAATCTAGTTTTAATGATCCAAAAAAAGACCTTTTTATAAAAATTATCACTGGAGATAAAAGTGATAATATTCAAGGTGTATTTAAAAAATGTGGACCTAAAACCGCATGCAAATATTATGATAACGATGAGTTATTTCAAAAAAAACTTGAAAAAGAAGAGGGTGCTCTTGAAAGATATAAACTTAATCAACAAATTATAGATTTTAATATGATACCTAATGATTTAGTTAATGAATTTAAATCATTATATAACATATTGTAATTTCTGTAAAATTGATGTAAATATATCTTAATATATTTTTTTATATATTTACAATGACGGATACAAAAACAATACCAGAACTTCAAGAAAAAATATCCTACAGAGATAAGTTGCAAGCGGATATTATTTATTCTTATAAATTTATTAATCAAGCAAAGCAAGATATAAAAGAACTAGAACGTTTTATATGGAGAAATTGTCAGCATGAATGGGAATATTTAAATGATGGAGATTATTATAGTAGAATTAAATATAAATGCAAGCATTGCGAACTTTATAGAAACGAATATATGTATCAATAAATGTTATAAATTAAAAAAAATAATAAAATAATTATTTATATGGAAAAATTAATCACATGGTTAAATAAAAATAATGTAAATACAAGTAATTTACATATTGTTAATCAATCTAATAATGAAAGAGGTGTTGTTTCGGCAAAAAATATTCAATCTGGTAATTTTGTTTTTTTAATACCCAAACATCTTATTATAACAAATAGAGTAGCAGAACAGATATCGGAAATAAAAGAATTAAACAATATTTTTTCTGAGACAAGAGCAACATATAAAAGCCCAACTGAGATGAATATAATTAAAATTACAATTTTTATGCTTTATGCAGAAGCATATGAAGAAGTGATGAAAGATGTTGATTGGACACCATATTTTGATACATTACCTGAAACTTTAGATCACATCCCAATTTTTTGGGATGATGAATTAAATTATTTAAAAGGGAGTTATTTATTTGATCGAATAAAAGAAAGAAATAAAATAATTACACAAGAATTTAAATTACTTAGAAAACATTTAATAGATTTTAGGGAATTTTCTTTTTATGAATATCAAAGAATGAGATCTTTAGTTTCTTCAAGAAATTTTAAATTAACAATAAATAACGATATAGTTAGCGCAATGGTGCCCTTTGCAGATATGTTAAATCATAGCAATACATGTCAAACACGATGGTCGTTTAATAATGAATTACAAAGTTACCAGATGGTTGCAAAAGAAAACATTAATAAAGGAGATGAAATAACAGATAGTTATGGTATAAAACCAATGGATAATTATTTTATGTTTTATGGTTTTGTATTGCCAGATAGTGAAGTTAGAATAAACGTAAAAATAAATGATTTTCAGGTATATATTACAAATAATATAGTATCCAATAAATTTAACAGTCTTTTAAATTTTATTAGGCAAAAATTAAATGAAAATTCTGATAGTTTTAACTATAAAAATAGATATAATGAAATTAAAGTTATGAAAACAATATATAAACTATTAGAAGAATTAAAAAAAAAATATCCACATACTAAAAATTATTATATTAAGAATAAAACAAAAGGAAGTCAAAATAAAAAAAATGCTTACACCATTATATCAGGTGAATTAACTGTAATAGAAGAATTAATGAAAAAAATAAAAATAATCATAGATTATTTAAATGGAAAAAATATACATTTTCAATATAATGATGTTGAAAAATACTTAGTTAATAATGTTATTCGTCAATAATTTGGTCTTGATTTTTATAACAACATAATAATAGTAATATTACCATTTGACTTGTAAATGGCATTATTGCTGATCCCATCATAATGTAATCTTGAGATATTAATCCATATAAAATATACATCAAACTAGCAGAACATTCTAATGTAAAAAAGCAAGGATTTAAATCCCTAACTTTTTTTGTTTTTATAATTTGATATAATTGAGGTATATAAGCACATGCTGCTGTACCTATTGCTGAATATCCCAAAATTTGTATAGACATATTTAATTTAAATACATTTTTATCTTTAATAGTTAAAATAATTAACTATTAAACTATACAATTAACTATTAAACAATACATTAACAGTTTAATCTTTTACGACATAATCTTCTGTATCCCCATCTTGCGGGTGGATTTGGTGGAATTTTTCCAGCAGGTCCCCACCACATTGGTTTTATTGTTTTTATAACAATTTGTTTTTTTTCTTTTTCTGTTAATAATGATATTAATATACCAATTAAAAGAACTATAATAATAAGTAAAAAAATCTTCATTTATTATTATATTAGATTTTTTCTCCCCACTTTTCTTTTGCATAATTTAATAAAATAGTTTCATTTTCTAAGGTATTACTTTTTAAAACTTTATTTAAAAACGGTAAATCATAAATAGTTTCTTCCATAGTAAAGTAATTATTAGATGTACCCTGAGTATTTTGCGAAGAATTATTAACAAAATTCATATTATATCCATTAGATAAAATATGTGCTGATTCATAATTTATGGTATATCCAAAATCATCTAAACACCCCATAGTAATAGGAGTAATATAATTATCATCACTATTTAATAATCCGGTCATTATTTCATTGTGTAATGTTGGATAAAATTGTCCACCTACTTTAATCACTTCATATGAAGCAACATCTCCATCTATTTCATATGCTTCTTCTAAATGAACATTAACAGTACCCTCTTCAAAATCATCTTCTAAATATATCCTAATTGGATTAGGTACTTTAATGTTATTAGATAATAAAACTTTTTCATAACCTTTTAATCCTTTTGGTCCTTTAAAATATCTACGAGTTGTTATTCCCGATTGAACCTCTTGATAATATTGCTGATAATTACTACTCACATATCCCGGTGAATGGAATAAACCTAATACATGTATAATTTCATGTATTATAACGCTAATATTTTGATGCAATGAAATATCATTTAAATCATAGAAACCAGTATTATACTGATTAATTCTTATTGATGCACCGCCTACTCGGGACGCCTCTCCTAATACATTAACACCCCAACTAGATTTACCGAGTATAACATTTATATTCATCATACTAGTTCCAGACGGACGATCTTTTATACAATCGCTAAGTATATTTTTACAATACTCTACTTGATTTTTAAAATCATCAAAAGAAATATATGGATTTCCTGATTCATCATTTCCTGATGCAATAATATGATATCCAATTGATTTTATATTTAAATTAACTACATTTGGAACAGTGTATGTTGTTGTCATTATATATATATAATATTAAAATATATATACAAATTTGTTAATTTTATTTATTTTGTTTTATTTATTTTGGTTTATTATGTTTTCTTAAACAATTCTCATAATTATTTCTTAAATCTTGACATGCTATTATATTATCATCACTATTTTTCATGCAATTAGATAATTGCTTATATAAAAATTCACATGGTGACTTATCTTTATTTTTATTTCCATTAAATATTAATTTGTATTTTTTTTGCATACTAGTCATTAGATGTATGTAGTATGTAAATATAAAAAAATTTTATAAAATATTATGTAAATTAAATAATACTTACTGTGCAATAATTCTAGGAGCAATATTCATTGTAATTAACTCTTGAAATAATAATTTACACGCATAAGGTAACATTATTCGATTAAAACTAGTTCTATTATTACATGTTTTACATAAATGTATTTGTTTTTCTTCATTAAATATAGCAAACATACCACACTTTTTGCAACTATAAACTTCAAACTTATCACTCGCATAATAAATTCTATCTTTTGTAAATCTACTTGCACCATGCGAAATCATACAGTCACGTTCCATTTCCCCAAAACGTAATCCTCCATCACGACTTCTACCCTCAGCTGGTTGCCTGGTAAGAACAACCATAGATCCAAATGAACGACTATGTGCCTTATCATTAACCATATGTTTTAATCTTTGATAAAAAGCAGGACCAATAAATATTTCTGTTTCACACTGTTCACCAGTCATTCCATTATATAAAATTTCATTTCCATGTTTTTCCATTCCTAAACTTAATAGCATCTCACATACCCTTTTCACTGGAAATTCACCAAAACTTGTTCCATCTCCAAATAATCCCAAATCTAATAAAATTTTACCTAAAAGTGTTTCTTTTAATTGAGCAATTGTCATTCTACTAGGAATAGCATGGGGATTAATAATTATATCGGGCCTTATCCCACTTCCTGTAGCAGGCATATCAGCTTCTGAAAATATATTACCAATAGTTCCTTTTTGTCCGTGCCTGGAACTAAATTTATCTCCGATAGTTGGAACACGATATGTTCTAGTTCTAACCTTTGCAAACGTATAACCTTCACCATTTCTATTCATATAATTTTTATCAACATATGACTCTTCATGTGTTCTGTAAACTCTACTCATATCTTTATACTTAATTAATTTGGTGTGATCATTTCTATTTTCTTTAATAGGCACTATTTTACCTAATATAATATCATTATTTTCTAAAAGAGTATTTTCAGGAATAACACCATGCTCATTTAATTTATCATAATTAGCAAATTTCATACCCTTTGTTTTTGTTTTATCTGCCTTACATCGAATTTCTTCATCACCATGAATTTTTTTATCTTCATCTTTTTCTGTATGATAAATTGTAGCACCAAACAAACCCCTATCTAATGAACCCTTATTAAAGAGGATACTATCTTCTTGATTAAAACCAGAATAAGTCATAATAGCCACAATTACATTTGTACCTGAAGGAATTTTATTTAACTTAATCATATTCATCAATCTTGTATCTACCAAAGGTCTCATTGTGTACGTCTGAACATACGCAGTTTTATCCATTCTATTTTGAAAATTAGTAGTATACATACCCATAGCTTGTTTACCCATAGCACACTGATAAGTATTTCTTGGACTTTGATTATGTTCAGGAAAAGGAATACAACTAGCTAAAATTCCAAAAATACTAGAAGGATGAATTTCTGTATGGGTATATTTAAAAGATTTTTTTGTATCATCAGTTAAATATTTGTGGCTCATTGCTATTAAACTACTATCTTGTTCAGATGAATCAATATATTCAATCATACTTTCTTTAATTTTATGATTGACCATAAAATCTTCCCAAATTAATTCTCCTTTTAAAATTTGTTTTTGCATTTTTTTTGTCATCAAAATTTTTCTATTTTTAACTTTAAATACTGGTCTTGTCAATCTTCCTGCATTATTACATATAATAATTTCTTTTTCTTTAAAATTAAATACAATACTAGTATAAAGATTAATAATACATT